CCTGACCGAGGCCGACGGCGACGCCCGCTACTCGCAGCTCGGCCACACGCACGCGCACGTCTTCAACGCCGAATGGTCGCTGTCGACGAACACGACCGCAGGCGACCCCGGCGCCGGCAAGGTGCGTGAGAGCACGCTCGACCTGCAGGCTGCCGGCGACCTCTACCTGAGCACGCTCGACGCCGCCGACACGGACTGGAGCCTCTACCTGCAGGCGCTCGCCGCCGGCGACACGGTCGTGCTCCAGGACCGCGACGACTCGACCCGCAAGGCCGCCTACCAGCTGGCCGCGGCGGCGGTCGACGAGGGCGGCTGGTACCGGCTCCCGGTGACGCCGACGCCGACGCCGAGCACGCTCGCGCCGACCAACAATCAGGCGCTGCTGGTCTCGTTCGCCTCGCCGGGGCATCCGTGATCGTGGCGCTTCCCGACGTCGTGTTCGCCTCGCCGCTGTCGTTTCTGGTCGGCGTCCTGGTCGGCTTCTGGCTGACGAGCTTCTGGACGATCACCCGTCGCAACGGCGGCGACCGGGGCGGCCGGCCGTGACCGTCACCGCGTTGCTCAGGACGCCGTGCACGCTCCTCGCGCGCACGCAGGACGGCCCCCCGGACGGCTACGGCGACCCGACCTGGACGGAGGCCGAACAGGCGACCGTCTGTGAGCTGCAACAGGCCGGCTCGCTCGAAGCCAACGGCGACGCGCTGCAGGTCGCCCGCTTCCGCCTCTTCCTGCCCCCGGACGCGCCCGCCCGAGGGTGGGACGCGATCCGGCTCGACGACGGCACCGTGCTCGAACTGACCGGCGACGCGTGGCCGGTCCGCAACCTGCTCACAGACACCGTCTCGCACGTCGAGGCCGAAGTGCTGAGGGTCGAATAGTGGCGGCGAGGACGAAGACCCGGTACCGGCAGGCGCCCGACGCCGAACAGCAGATCGCCCGGATCAGCGCCCCGCAGGTGCTCGACACCGCGCAGGCGATCGCCAACGCGATCCCCGAGGCCGTCCCCGTCCAGTCCGGGACGAGCCGGCGCCTGTTCCGGCAAGGCCTCCGCGCCGACCGGGCCGAGAACGGGAAGGCCCGCGTCAGCGGGCTGCCGCCGCACTGGCACTGGTTCGAGCACGGCACGCGCTGGAACCCGCCCTACACCCCGATCCGGAGCACGGTCGAACGGTTCGGCATGAGGTACGTCCCGTCGTGAGCGCCTACCCGGAGCTGGCGCTGCTCCCCGACGCCGAACGGCTCGTCTCCGCCTACCTGCGCTCCCGGCCACGGATGGTCGCCCTGGTCGGCGACCGGATCTACACCGCGTTCCCGGCGAAGGCCGGCGCCGGGGCGCTGCTGCTCGTGCAGCGGATCGGCGGCGAGCCCCCCTTGTCGCAGCCGCTGGTCGCCGACGAGGCCGAGCTCCAACTCGACGCCTACGGCGGCCCGAAAGCCACCGCGCACGAGCTCGCGGCGACCGCGCGCGCCGAGCTGGCCGCGCTCGAGGGGCAGGTCCGCCCCGAAGGCGTGGTCTCGGCCGTGCGGTTCGGCGCGCTGCGCTGGCTCCCCGACGACACCTACGACCAGCCCCGACCCCGGTACCTGCTCGACGTCACGCTCACCCTGACCGTGGCGAAAACCGGGCCGGCGACAGCCCTCGCCGGCCAGACCTGAGAGGAGGCCTCGATGGCCCTCGAGCCAACCCACGTCACGGTCGCCGGCACCGGCGCCGTCTACGTCGCCCCCGAGGGGACCGCGCTGCCGGTCGACCTCGCCGAGCCGCCGGCGCCGTTCGTCGACGTCGGCTTCGTCGGCGAGGACGGCTGCTCGTTCACGTTCAGCCGCGACCAGGAGGAGATCAACGCCTGGCAGTCGGCCGAACCGGTCCGCGTCCTGATCACCAGCGAGCCGAAGACGATCGAATTCGAGCTGCTGGAGTTCGACCGGGACAGCCTGCTGCTCGCGTTCCGCGGCGGCAGCTTCGCCGGCGCCGCCGCCCCCTACACCTACACCCCGCCTGACCCCGGCGTGAGCGACGTCCGCGCGATGGTGATCGACGGCAAAGACGGCGCGCAGACGTTCCGGTTCTGCTTCCCCCGCGTGCAGCTGCAGGGCGACCTCGAGTTCGCGCTGCTCAGGACGGACGCCGTCCGGCTGGCGATGGAGTTCGGGGTGCTCGCCTCGACGACCAAGTGGTCGATCGTCTCCGACCTGCCCGGGTTCGGCGCCGGAGCGCTGCTGCTCGCCGGCGAGACGGCGCTGCCGCGCACCCATGCCGACCTCGACGCCGCAGCTGCGGCGGCCGGCTACTCGTGGTCACGGGCCGACCTGACGATCGCCGAGAAGCAGGCCGAGTTGGAGGCCGCGACCGCCGCGCCCGTCGCCGGCTAACGGGAGGGGAGACATATGCCCCGCCTAGAGGTGGCGGTCGTCGACCGCGACGGCCAGGCGATCATCGTCAACGCATCCCGGCCGGCGACCCTGGTCGCGTTCGAGGACGCGCACCCCGGAAAGCAGATGCCCTCGTCGATCCGGGAGGTCGCCTGGGTCGTCCATCACGCGCTCGGGATCGAGCAGCCGCTCGACGAGTGGCTCGCCACGCTCGAGGACATCTCCGCCGTCCCTGAGGACGTCGAGCTCGCCCGCCGCGTCCTGGGCGGCGACGAACGGGCGCGCCGGCAGGCGCTCGGCGAGATCCCGCGCGACGAACCCGACGAGCCGGAGCAGGGCGAGGAGGTGAACGGGCGCCCCCCCGACCCGGCGCTCGAGCAGGCGGAGGCGGGCATTGGAGGGGGCTCGTCGCGCGCGTGAGCGTCCAGACCGGGATCCCTCCACAGCAGCTGCTCGACCTCGACGGGCCCATGTTCGACGCGGTCGCCGCCGCCGCCGCCGAGCGCTGGCCCCCGGAGGTGGAGCTCGCCGCCGCCAGCCTCGAGGTCGCGCACGCGCAGCTGCTCGCGTTCCTGCGCGTCTACTCGAAACCGGGCACGAGGCTGCCGGAGCCGCTGAAGGTCGAACGGCCCGGCCAGCCGCCGCCGCCGCTCGCGCGTGAAACCGGCGGCGAGCGCGTCTCGCTCGCCGAGCTCGCCGCGCTGCCCGGGCTGACCGCCGACCTGCGAGGGGCGGCCGACTAGATGGCCGGCAAGGTCGGCACCGCCTACGTCGACACGGAGCTCGACCCGTCCGGGATCCGGAAGGGGCTGCAGCAGGTCGAAGGCGAGACCAAGACGCGGATGGGCACCGTCCGCAAGGACCTGAAGGCCGGCTTCGAGAAGGCGTTCGTGCCGGCGACGGTCGCGCTCGGCGCGGTCGCGGTCGGCGCCAAGAAGGCGATCGACGCCGCCAGCGACCTCGCCGAGTCGCAGAACGCCGTCCGCGTCACCTTCGGGCGCTCGGCGAAGGCCGTCCTCGATTTCAGCGAGAAGGCGGCCACGAAAGCGGGCCTCTCGATGCGCGAATTCAACGAGCTGGTGACGCCGGTCGGCGCGTCGCTGCGAAACGCCGGCCTCGGCGCCGACGAGGCCGCCAAATCGTCGATCGCGCTCACGAAGCGCGCCGCCGACATGGCGTCCGTGTTCAACACGTCGGTGCCCGAGGCGCTGCAGGCGATCCAGGCCGGCCTCAGAGGCGAGGCCGACCCGCTCGAGCGGTTCGGTGTCGGCCTCTCCGACGCCGCCGTCAAGGCGAAAGCGGCGGCGATGGGACTCAAGACGCAGCACGGCGAGCTCGACGCGCACGCGAAAGCGCAGGCACGGATGGCGCTGCTGATGGAGCAGACCAACCGGCTGCAGGGCGACTTCGAGAACACGAGCGACGGCGCCGCCAACCAGCAGCGGATCCTGCACGCGCAGATGGAGAACGTGAGCGCCGAGCTCGGGAAGGCGCTGCTGCCGGCGTTCACGCAGCTGGTGAAGATGCTCGGGAAGCTGGTCGGCCTGATCGCCCGCCACCAGACCGCGTTCAAGATCCTCGTCTCCGTGTTCACCGCGTTCGCGGCCGCGATCGTCGCCGTCAACCTCGCCATGAAGGCCTACGCCGCCGGCACCGTGATCGTGAAAGCGGCGGTCGCCGCCTGGACGGCCGTGCAGTGGCTATTGAACGCGGCGCTGTCGGCGAACCCGATCGGCCTGGTCGTGATCGCGCTCACGGCGCTGGTCGCCGGCCTCGTGCTCGCCTACCAGAAATCAGAGACGTTCCGGGACATCGTCGACGCCGCGTTCGAGGCCGTGCTCGACGTCGCCAACGAGGTCGCCGACTTCTTCACCGACGACATCCCGGCCGCGTTCCAGGCCGTCCTCGACTGGGTCAAGAAATACTGGCCCGCGATCGCGATCCTGATCGCCGGCCCGTTCGCGCCGCTGGTCATTCTCGCCGGCGACGGATTCGGGATCCGCACGGCGCTCCAGAACGCGATCACCGGCCTGATCTCCTGGATCAAAGGCAAAGCGAGCGCGCTCTACAACGCCGGCGCCGACCTCGGCCGCCGGCTCAAGCAGGGCGTCGTCGACGCGGTCACCGGGATCGGCAACGCCGTCTGGGCTGTGGTCGACAACATCCGCGCCCGGATCGGGCAGGGCGCGCAGACGATCATCGGCTGGGGCAAGAGCGTCGGCGGCTGGGTCAAGCAGGGCGTGGTCGACGGCCTCGTCGGGATCGGCCTCGGCGCCTGGGGGCTCGTCGACAACGTGTGGCAGATGCTGAACGACAACTCGAAGACGATCATCGGCTGGGGCAAGAGCGTCGGCGGCTGGCTGAAGGCCGGCATCCTCGCCGCGCTCAAGGGACTCAAAGACGCGATCAAGTCGCTGCTCAGGAAGGCGCTGCCGGGGCCGCTGGAGAAGATCGCAGGCCTCCGCTCCGCCGCCCCGGTACCCGGGCCGGCACCGGCACCCCAGAGCGGCCTCCGCGCAGCCGCAGGACCGCAGGCCGCCGGCACGGCCGGCGGCGGGCTCGCCGGGCCCGCGCCGGTCGGCTACCAGCTGCGACGCGCGCTCTCCGGTCTCACACCGGCCGCGGCCGCGGCCGGGCAGCAGCCGCTCGAGGTGCGCGTCTTCATCGGCGACACGGAGCTGCGCGGCATCGTCCGCACAGAAGTCAGGACCGCCGACAACCGGACCGCGCAGACCCTGCTCGCAGGAGCCCACTAGTGGCGGTCACGCTCCTGGCCGAGCTCGACGCGCCGAGGCTCGCCGCCAGGCTCGAGGTCGACGGCATCCCCGCCGGCGCCGACACGGTCACAATCGACCGCACCTCCCCCAGCGGGCATGTCGCCGGCGTCCGCGGCGCGATCGACGCGCCCGTCACCGGCGCCACGTTCATCGTCCGCGACTACGAGCTCCCCTTCGACCTCCAGCTGACCTACAAGGCGACCGTCTACGACGGGACGACCGTCGTCGGCACCGCGACCGCCACCTTCACGATCGACTACCCGGACCTCGGCGACCCGTGGCTGGTCGACCTCGCCCGGCCGACGAACAGCCTGCCGGTCACCGTCGAGTCGCTGGCCGAGCTCGCCTACGAATCGGCGGTCGGCGTCCACCGCGTCCTCAACCGCCGCGGCCCGGTGCTGACAGCGCTGCCGGCCTGGACACCGGCGAGCGAGCTGGTCGCCGTCACCGCGACCGACGACGAGCGCGACCGCGTCCGCACGATCCTCGGCTCCGGCTACCCGTTCCTACTGCGCACCCCGCCGGCGCAGGGCGTCGGCAACCTCTACCTCGGCGTCACCGGCTTCACGGAGGAGCGCCCCTCGAGGATCGCCATGCACCCCGACCGGCGCTTCCGGGTCGCGGTCGTCCAGGTCGAACGGCCGAGCCCGTCGATCTACGTGCCCCGGCCGCCGATGACGTACGCCGTCGTCAAGGCCACCTACGCCACCTACGCGGCGCTGAAGGCGGCGGTCGGCAGCTACGAGGAGCTCGCCTACACCTTCCCCGAAGGCGGCGAGGGCTCCGGCAGCGTCCCCTGGCCCCCGGACGACGTCTGATGCTGCCGACGAGCGCCCGCTTCCTGGCAGCGCTCCGGCAGTCGCACACGATCGCCGACCGCGTCCGCCTCTACCGGCCGGGCGCACCCACGGCCCCGATCGAGGTCAAGGTCGCCGGCGGCTCCGTGCGCGCCGACGCCGACGCGCGCGTCATGCGGCAAGGGGCGCTCGAGATCGCGTTCGACCTCGCCGACCCGGTCACGACCGACCTGATCCGCGAGCTGCCGTTCGGCGGCTACGCAACCGTCGAGCGCGGCATCCGCTACGCAAACGGCGACCTCGAGCTCCTCCAGCTCGGCCGGTTCCGCGTCGAGAACGTCACCTGGCCCGAACTGCAGGGCACGGCGACGGTCACGCTCGCCGACCGGATGGCGCAGGTCGCCGACGAGTCGTTCACGACCCCGTACACCCCGGGCGGCCAGAAACCCACGAACGCGATCGTCGCGCTCGTGCAGGCCGTGTTCGGCGCCACGATCGACTACCACGTCACGACCAACCCGGCCGGCGAGCCGACCCTGGTCGACGTCGTCTACGACGAGGACCGCGCGCAGGCGATCTCCGACCTCGCCGCCGGCGTCGACGCGCAGGCCTACTTCGACAACCTCGGCGACTTCGTGCTGCGCCCGAAACCGGCCGAGGGCGCCCCGGTGTGGACACTCGACGGCGGCGAAGCGGGCGTCCTGATCTCCAGCGACGAGTCGCTCGACCGCTCCAGCGTCAGAAACGGCGTCGCCGTCCGTGCCGTCCCCGACCCGACCCTGCCCGCGATCTACTCGCTGGTGACCGACGACGACCCCGCCAGCCCGACCCGCTGGGGCGGCCCGTTCGGGAAGGTCCCGCTGATCGTCAACTCGACGAGCATTCAGACGCAGGCGCAGGCCGACCAGACCGCCCGGTCGCTGCTCAACCTGCGGCTCGGCCTCTCCCGGACGCTTGAGCTGCGGTCGGTGCCGAACCCGGCGCTCGAGCCGGGCGACCTGCTCCAGATCGACCATCCCGACGGGCGCGCCGAGACCGCGATCATCAACGCGGTCGAGATCGGCCTCGAACCCGGCGGCGACGTCCACCTCTCGACCCGCACGAACTGGCGGCCGCAGCCGATCGGCATGCCGACCGTCGTGCGCGCGTTCACCGGCGACGCGGCGATGGTCGAGCTCGCCGAAGCCGAGGCCGGCGCGTGAGCGTTCCGTTCACCCGGACGCTCCCCTACGTGCTGCGCGAGCAGCTGCAGGGCCAGCAGGGGACCGGGATCCTGATCGGCAACGTCGTCTCCGTCCCCGACCGCGCCCATGTCCGCGTCGACATTCTCGGCACGCAGGTCACGATCCCCAAGCTCGCCTCCTACACAGACCCGAAGGTCGGCGAGGCCGCCCTGGTGCTCGCCGACCCGCTGGTGACGGCGGCGCTCGGCGCCGTCTCGCCGACCGTCCCGCCGACCGGCAACGCCGACACCCTGGACGGGATCGACTCGACCGGGTTCGTGCAGGTCGGCGCCGTCCCCGGCTACCTGCAACGCCAGCAGCCGGGCGCGACCGAGCGCGTCTGGTGGCAGAAGACCGCGGCCGCCACCTCGGACGCCGGCGGCACGACCGTCCACGCGCATCCGCTCGGCCGCGTCCCGCAGATCTGTCTCGCCGTCGCCGACAACCTCGCCTCGCCGGCCGGGGCCGCGGTCACGCGCGTCGACGCCGGCACGGCCACACAGTTTTTCCTGGTCTGGAATCAAGTCAACAAGGCGGGCCTCGTCGCCCACGTCCTACTAATCGGATAGGAGGAAACCCGATGGGCCAGACCGCGACCTACCAGCTGCCATTCCCGGAGCCGACCGACCCGGCCGACGTCCCGACCGACCTCAAAGAGCTCGCCGAACGGATCGAGGCGGTCGTCGGGCCCGGCACCGCCAGCGGCCAGGTGCCCGTCTGGGACAACACGGCGAAGAAGTGGGTCGCCGGGTCAGCCCCCGGCTCGGCGAAGATCGGCGAGGTCGTCGTCGCCGCGCCGCAGCAGCTGATCGACTTCCAGAACATCCCGCAGACCTACTCCGCGCTCGAGGTCGTGCTCTACCTGCGAGCCGACACCGCCGCGACCTCGGTCACAAGCGGCCTGCGCTTCAACGGCGACGCCGGCAACAACTACGACTGGGAGCGGCTCGCCGCAGCGGCGGCGAGCGTGACGGCGACCGAGAACCTGGGCGCGTCGGCGATCGACTGCGGCAACATGCCCGGCGCCTCCGCGCCGGCGAACGTGTTCTCGGCGCATTCGATCCGGATCCCCAACTACGCCGGCGCGCTGCAAAAAATCAGCGAGATCGAGGGTGCGCTCAAGTTCGGCACGACGACCGGCACCGTCGTCCGCTACTCGGCGACCGGGGCGTGGCGCTCGAACGCGGCGATCAACCGGATCACCTTCAACGTCGGCGGCAACGCCAACTTCGTCGCCGGAGCGAAGGCCGTCCTCTACGGGCTGGTGTGAGGGGAGCGCCGCCGGCGGCGCAGACGATCGAGCAGGCGAGACCGGCGAGCCCGCCGGCGAGCGTGGTCGAGCTGGCGTGCGGCGTCCTCGCGCGCCTGCGTCCACGGCTCCCGCGGCACCGTCACTCGTCGGCCTCCGCGCGCGCCTCGACGAGCAGATCGTGCACGCGGCTATACGAGAGCCCGGCGTAGGGGGCGATGTCGCGCAGCGACTCCCCCGACTCGTGCGCGGCCAACACCGCACGGGCGAGCTCCGCCCGCGCCTTCTCGATCCGCGCCGCAGCGCGGGCGACTCGACGGAGGTCTGCCTGTGCCAAGCCGGTCACCTTCTCACGGGCCAACACCCGAACCGTACCGCCGTTCGGGAAACCGAACAAACCTCAACAGGCCGCCAGGGACGCTCTGTGGAAGGTGTGGAAAAGCGCCGAGCGCCTTTCGAGCCGTGCTAGCGTCGCCCCTTCTGCTCGGCGGCCGAGCCCCGGAACAGGACGACAAACCGCTCTGCGGCAAGGGGGAAAGGGCTGATGCGACCGACCATCACGACGACCGGCAGCGACGGCTTCGGCGACCTCGACCCGAACGAGCTCTGCGCGATCGCGCGCCGACTCCGCAGCGCGATCGGCGCCGGCCCGCACGCGATCGACCCCGACACGCACGCGCTCGAGGTCGCGCTGCTCGTGCTCACCCTGCGCGCACCCGTCGAACCGGCGCTGCGGCGCCAGGTCGAACGCGCAGCGGCCTGCGTCGCCGTCCTCGACGGAAGCGGCGTCCTCTGCGCCGTCAGCCACGACCTCGCCGCCCGGCTCGGCTACGAGCCGGCCGAGCTGGTCGGCCGCGTCGGCTGGAGCCTGAGCGTCGACCCCGACCGATCCCGAGGCCGGATGGACGAGCTCGTCACAGACGGCCAGCGCGCCGGCGTCTCCCAGCTGCGCCACCGTGACGGGCGCACGCTCGCCGTCCGCTTCGACGCGCGCGCCGTCCAGGTCGACGGGCGCACCCTGTACCTGGCGATCGGCCACGAGATCGACGCCGACCCCGGGCGCGCGCGCCTCCTCGACGTCGACCGGCTCGACGTCGCCGCCGCCGTCGCCCCCGCGTGCGCCTGCGGCTGCGAGCTCGCGCACGCCGCCGGGATCCTGCTCGAGCCGGAGGCCGCATGAGCGGCTGGCTGCTCGTCGCCGCGGTCGCCGTCGCCGCCGTCGCCCTGTTCGCGGCGATCGCCGCCGAGGCCGCCGACCACCTGGCCGCCGGCCGCCGACGACGGAGGCAGCCGTGAGCGGCGACTGGCTCGACGAGCTGACCCCCGACGAGCGCGCCGAGTGGGAGCGCTTCGTCGACCACGTCCGCCGCAGCACGTTGCAGGGAATCGACAAATCGGCGTTCGTGATCAGCCTCGTCCCGCGCGGCGAGACCGACATCAAGTTCGCGGTCGAGCTCGGCCTGTCGATCATGCTCGACAAGCCGATCCTCGCCGTCGTCATGCCCGGCGCCGAGGTGCCCGACAAGCTGCGCCTGGTCGCCGACCGGATCATCCGTGCCGACGTCGACCTCGAGGCCGGCCGGCAGCAGGTCGCAGCCGCGATGCGCGACCTGCTCGACGACGACGACCCGGGCCCGAAGCCCGGCGACAGCACAGCGCTCGGAGGCGCATCGTGAGGATCGTGCTCGGCTCGGCGACCGCGACCGGCTTCCTCACCTGGCCCGGCCGCGGCCCCTGGCCGGCGCCGGCGCCGAAGCCGAAGCCGAAGCCGAAGGCCGCCAGGAAGGCCGCGTGACCCGCGCGCAGCTGGAGGCGATCGTCGCCTGGTGGCGGCCACGGCTCGGCCTCGAGCGCTGGGCGCTGGAGGTGCGCTGGGACCGCGACCCCGACGAGCCCAGCTTCACCGACACCCAGAACGCGTTCATCTGGCGCGCCCGCGACTACGAGGAGGCACGCCTCTACTTCAACCCTGCCAAGCACGGCGACTGGGACCGCGAGCGCGCGAACCAGATCGCCGTCCACGAGTTGCTCCACCTCGTCTGCCGCGAGGCCGAATGGATCCTCGACCTGCTCGACGAGCAGCTGCACCGCGACGTCGACACGATGATCTCCCGCTCGCACCATCACGCGCTCGAGGGCGCGATCGACCGGGTCGCCTGCCGCCTAGTCGAGCTCGTCGCCGAGCTGGGCGAGCTGCCACCGCAGGCGAAGGCGAAGGCCGCGTGAGCGACGAGCTGCCGGAGCTCTTGACCGTCGACGAGCTCGCCGCCCGCTCACGCGAAAGCCGACGCACGATCCAGCGCCGGATCGCCGCCGGCGACATCGACGTCGTCCGCCTCTCCCCGCGCACGATCAGGATCCCGCGCGCCGCCGCCGCCCGCTACCTCCACGGCGATTCGGGCATGATGGGTGACGAAACAACACTTCATCCGCTACCGAGGAGGACCGCGTGACCGACAACACGCACCTGCTTCCCGGCGTCGACCAGCACGGCTCCGGCTACCGCGTCCGGCTCAGCTTCAACGGCCGCCCCTACATCCAGACCGGCCTCACCAGCCCCGACCAGGCAAACGAGCTCCGCATCCAATGGGGGCGCCTCCGCGACGCCGGCCTGACACCGGCGCACGCGCCGCGCGAAGAAACCCTCGCCGAGGCGTGCGAGGCGCTGCTCGCCCGGAAACGCACGACCGTCAGCCGCAAAACGAAACGCAGGCTGCGCCGCCGCGGCATCGAGTGGTGGGAACGCGCCACCAGACCGTGGCGCGAAGGCGACTTCGCCTCCACGCCGCTGTCGCTACTCGACCGCAACCGGCTCGAGGACCGCATCCTCGCGCGCGCCCTCGAAACGCCGAAGACCGCCCGTGACGAGCTCGACGGGCTGAAGGCGGCGCTCCGCTTGGCCGGCAGCCGCAACGTCCGCTTCGACCCGGCGATCCTGACGATCGAACGGCCGGTCGTCACCCCGCGCCAGCGGCGCGCCGCCGACGCCCACCAGCTCGAACTGCTCGCCGACCTGGCACCGCCCTACGCTCAACGGATGCTCCGAATCAAGGGCACGGTCGGCAACCGCTTCGAAGAGCTCGCCACCCTGACCGACGACCGCGTCGACCTCGAGCAGGCGACGATCTTCATCCCCGCCCACCTCTGCAAGGAGGGCGAGGACAAGACGATCGACCTCACGCGCGAGGAGGTGCACGAGCTCCGCCACCAGCTGCTCGAACGCGCCCCCGGCACGCCGCTCGTGTTCCCGACCAAGACCGGCCGGCCGTGGCGGCACTACCAATTCCTGCGGCTCGTCTGGTACAAGGCGCGCGCCCGCGCCGACCACGCCTGGCGCGAGACGCACGGCCTCGACGAGCAGGCCGACACGCCGTTCCTCTGGCGGCTGCTCGACCCGGACGGCCGACCCGTCGTCGACGAGGACGGCGACCCGGTCTGGGACGGACTCAAGCCGCACGACCTGCGCGCGACCGCGGCCACGCTAATGCGCGACGCCGGCTTCCCGAAAGAGGAGGCCGCCGCCAGGCTCGGCCACGCCGACTCCGGGGCGCTGATCGACCGCCTCTACGACCAGGGCGACCGGCGCGCCCGCGTGCGCCGCGCGATCGACGAGCACGCCCCGCACGGCCTCCGCGCCGCAACGAAAAGCGGGGCGCCGCGACCGTCCGCTAAGCCGGCCGCGACGCCCCTGACGCAGCCGTCCGACAAGCCGGCTGCGACTCGGAAGGCAGGGTAGCCAAGTGCCGTTTGTCCAGAACCTGTCCATTCCCGCCTCCCACACGACCCTCAGCCGCCGCGAAAGACCTGCTCTCGCGAGGGTTTTGGGTCGAAGGCGCATACGGGATTCGAACCCTGATGCGCCGGTAACGACAGGAGGCGCCGACAGGCGCCAGGAGGCGCCAGAAACGGCGTAGTTGACCGGGATCCCGGCACCCCGGCACACGCCACGACGCGACACGTCGCGCCACGAGATGACGCCGGATCCGGCACGGTTTTGTCCAAAACCTGTCCAGGCCGGGGCCGACGACGGCCGCCCCGGGGTGATTCCGGTGGCGCGCGCGGCAGGCCGCAGCGCCGCGCGACGGGCACCCCGGGCGGCCGACCTCGAGCTCGGAGGCGCCGCGTGACCCGGGCTCGCACCCCGTACGAGGACACCTCGGTCCCGGCTGAGCGCCGCGCTTCAACGGAGGCCAGCATGAGCGAGCATGAGCGAGCATGAGCGAGCATGGCACCGAGAGCAGGTACTCGCGCGGATGCCGCTGCGGCGGCTGCCGTGACGCCGCGACGATCGCACGCCGGAAACGCCGGCAGGGTGAAGGGCCGGGCATCCTGGTGGGGCAACACACGCATGGCAAGTGGGCGTATCAGCGGTGGGGGTGCCGGTGTGCCGTGTGTCGAGCCGACCACGCCAGGCATCAGCGCCTGTTCCTGGCCCGCCGCCGAGAACGAGCGCTTCAGCGGAGGGAACAATGACCCGGCGTCTGCGAAAGCCAGGTGAGTGCGTTCCGCTCTGCGGTGCCAGCCAGCGCTACGGGCGGTTTGTCAAGCCCTGGTATCACGACCGGCGCTGCCCTGCCCATCCCGACAATCACACAGAGCAGCTCTACGGCACCGCCGACCACTGGCCTCCAGCCGCCCAGCTCGCCGTCGGCGAGATCGCCGTCTACTCCGGCCGCGGCTTCGGGCCGTGGCCGCAGACACGGAAGGCGTGCGGGCTGTGAACGCGAGCGACCGGGCGCAGGAACGCGTCGCAGCCTGCCGCAGCTGGCTCACACACGAAAGCCCACGCTGGTGGGAGAACTGGACGGGCCTGCTCGACGACGTCGACAAGCTCTCCCAGGCGCTCGAGGAGGCGACCTACGAGCGCGACCAGTGGGAGGAGCGCTACCACGAGCTGCTCCAGTCGCCCCCTCATGAGCCCGACACTCGAAGACGGTGCGCGCCGCGCCTGGCTCGAATGGGGTCACGCCTACGCGCTATCCACGGTCTGCTCCTGCTGCGGCCGAATCCAATACTGCCGCGGCCGCCACCGCCGGCCGTGACCGCCCCGTTTTTTTGGGCGGCGCGCGCGCGGATGCCCGCCGGCGCGCGCGGCGTCCAGTTCGACGAGGAATGGGGCGAGCAGGGATCGACCTGCCGCGTCCGCTTCGCCTGGCCGCACGCCGGCGCGCACGTCTCGATCGTGCGCCTGCAGGCGACAACCCTGCCCGCCAACGGCCGGGTCGGGCTCGAGCAGCGCGAACGGCAGGCCTGGCGCGGCCTCGCCTGGTATCTCGACTCGAACCTGAAGGCGGCCACGTTCGGCCTGATCCCGTTCGAGGCGATCTTCCTCGCCCACTTCGAGGTCGCAGGCGGTGCCACCGTCGGCGAGAACCTGATCCCCCAGCTCGAACAGGGCCGGCTCGCGCTTCCGGCCGGGAGCGAGACATGAGGGCGCGCCGGCGCCGGCTGCGCCGAAACCCGCCCGTCCGCGTCGACGGCCGCTGCGTCGTCTGCGGCCGCCCCCGGCCGGCGCTCGCCGCCCGCCACGGCGACCCGTTCTGCAAGACCGACTGCGCACGCGGCTGGCACGAAGCGCTGCGAGGACCGGCATGAGGACCGCGACCTGCCGCAGCTGCGGCGCGCAGATCGTGTGGGCCGAAACCGAGAAGGGCCGCCGCATGCCCGTCGACGCCGACCCGAACCCGCTCGGCCAGATCGTGCTCCGCGGCCACGGCACGACACCGCTCGCGATCTGCGGCGTCCCCGACGACGCCTACCCCGGCGAGCCCCGGTACGCCTCCCACTTCCAGACCTGCCCCCAGGCCGGCGACTGGCGCCGCCGGCGACCCCCGGAGCGGGCCTCGACGCGGTGGCGGATCGTGAGCGCACCCGACCCCGACATCGACCGCACGAAGCTGGCGGTCGAGCTCGAGGTGACGACCGCCTCCCCCGAGGTCGTCGCCGCGATCGAGGACGCCGCCAGCCGCGCCGGGATCGAGCTCGAACGGATCGAGGAGCAGGCGTGAGCTGGCTCGTCCCGGTCGCCGCCGCCGTGCTGCTGGTCGCAGCGCTCGTCTACGCGTTCACGAGGGGCGAATGACGACCAAGCGACGTCGGCGGCGGGTGCGCGTCCTCTGGGCGAGGGTCGCCGGGCTCGCCGCCCTGCTCGTCGCCGGGATCGCGGTCGGCGGGCCGCTGCTCGCCGCCGCCGGCGCCGACGTCGACGGCGACCCGCCACCCCGGCCCCTGGACCCGACCGACTGGCGCGCCGTCGCGCTCGACGCCCAGACACAACTCGAGCGCACGCGGCGGCGGTCGCGCCGTGCGCATCGCCTCGCGGCCCGCCGCGGCCGGATCATCGGCCGGCTGCGGCAGGCGATGCGCGCACACGACGAAGGCTGGGCGCGCACCGGGCTGCGCTGCATCCAGCCGCACGAAGCCGGCTGGCAGGCCTCGACGGGCAACGGCTACTTCGGCGGCCTGCAGATGGACCTCGACTTCCAGCGCACCTACGGGCTGCCGCTGCTCGAGGCGCTCGGCACCGCCGACCACTGGCCGCCGGCGGCGCAGCTCGCGGTCGGCGAGATCGCCGTCTACTCCGGCCGCGGCTACGGGCCGTGGCCGCAGACACGGAAGGCCTGCGGCCTGTGAGCGTCGTCCTCGCCGACCCGGACGTCGCGCTCTACCACGGCGACGCGCTCGAGGTGCTCCGCACGCTCCCTGACGCGTCGGTTCATTGCTGCGTCACCTCGCCGCCGTTCTACGGGCTCCGCGACTACGGCACCGGCAGCTGGGAAGGCGGCGACCCCGACTGCGACCACCGCCGGCCCGTCTCGCAGCGCTCGCGCGCCTCCTCCAGACTCGAGGGCGGCAAGGCGACCGTCGCCGAGGCGCAGACCGGCTACCGCGACCGCTGCCGCTGCGGCGCCGAGCGCGTCGACGACCAGGTCGGCCTCGAACCGACCCCCGACGCCTACATCACCCGGCTCGTCGAGATCTTCCGTGAGTTGCGGCGCGTGCTGCGCGACGACGGCACGCTCTGGCTCGAGCTCGGCGACAGCTACGCAAGCCAGCCGGGCGGCGACCCGCGCACCGGCTTCAACTCGCGCTACTTCGGCAAGGATTACCGGCCCGGGAAGCAGGCCGCCGCGGCCGACCATTTCCCCGCCACGCTCGACCGGCGAGCGGCGGGCACGAAACGCAAAGACCTGCTCGGCATCCCCTGGCGGGTCGCGTTCGCGCTCCAGCAGGATGGCTGGTGGCTGCGCGCCGAGATCATCTGGGCGAAACCGAACGCGATGCCCGAATCCGTGCGCGACCGGCCAACACGCGCACACTCGACCCTGTTCCTGCTCGCCAAGAGCGGCCGCTACTTCTACGACCAGGACGCCGTCCGTGAGCCGTGGGCCGACAACCGAAACGGCGCCAGCGGCGCCCGGCCCGGAACGCCGGAGGCCTACGCCGACGCCGCCGGCCGCGCAGGCGACACAGGACTCGCCCGCTTCAACACCGGCGCGCGGCACGGCCGCGGCGGCCTCGAAGGCGGCGCCTACGCCCCGCCCGGGCAGACCCCACACGGAAACGCGCGCGGCCCCGACGGCCGCCACAAGACCACCGTCACCGCCGGCGACGGCTCCGTGCAGCACCGCGACGGCGAGCGGTGGCCGAACCCGAACGGCCGCAACATGCGGTCGGTCTGGACGATCCCGACCTCGGGCTACGACGGCGCCCACTACGCCGTGTTCCCGGCCGAGCTCGCCCGCCGCTGCATCGCCGCCGGCTGCCCCGAAGGCGGCACCGTGCTCGACCCGTTCGTCGGCTCCGGCACCGTCCCCGACGTCGCCCGCCGCATGGGCCGCCACGCGATCGGGATCGACCTCAACCCCGCCTACCTGCGCGAGCACGCCGCCGCCCGGCTCGCGCAGCTGTCCCTGTTCGCACAACCGACCGAGGAGGTGCCCGCATGACCACAACCGAACCCGATGTCCGGCTGCTCGCCGCCGCCGACCGCGGCGAAGGCCTCCACCGCCGCGCCGCCGAGATCATCGACGACCTCGACCGGCTCGACGACGAAGAAACCCGGCTCTTCCGGCGCATGGAAGACGCACGCGCCCAGCTCTTAGAGATCGGGTCGCGGTGGGAGCCCGTCCTCAGCCCCGCCCGGCAGGCCGCCTACGGCGCCTGGCGGCAACACGGCAACCGCGAGCACCGGCTCGAACTCGCCAGCCTGGCCGAAGCGCCCGTCCCGCCCGAGGCGCCGTCCGAGGCGCCGTGAGCGTCCGCACCGCCGTCCGGGTCGCCGTCCACGACCGCAAACCCGAACCCGCCAGCTACCGGCTCGCACGCGGCCGCATGTTCGAAGCCGACACCACACGCGAGTGGAAACAGATCGTCCGCGACCGCGCGATCCTCGCCATGGGCGGCGAACCACCCTTCGAAGGGCCGCTCCGGCTCAACCTCAAGGTCACCCTGCGCCGGCCGAAAGGCCACTACCTCGGCGGCGACCCCAAACGCGAGCTCTCCGCCGAAGGCCGCCGGCACGCCCGGCCAACAACGAAACCCGACCTGACCGCCCTCCTGCGCGCGGTCGAAGACGCGCTCACAGACGTCTGCTACCGCGACGACTCCCAGGTCGCCGAACAGCGCACCGCGAAGGCCTACGGGAACAGGCCCGGCGTCGAGGTCGAGCTGGTGATGCTCTCCCCTTTAGGCGACGCATGAGACGGCTCAGGGCGGCGATCGGCGACGCCGTCTTCGCCTGCGGCTGGACCGCCGAGCAGCAGGTCGAAGCCGTGATCGGAATGCTCGAACAGGCCGGCGCCGGAGTCGAACCGTGACCCGGCCACTGACGTCAGCGGCGAAACGGGCTGCACGCGTGCCCCCGGAGCCGAAAAACCCGCAAACAGCGGCATGAGCGTGGCCGCCGACAGCGTCCTGCTCACGCTCCTGCTCCGCGAGCAGAACACGGTCTGGATCCCGATCGGCGAGCTCGCCGACGAATGCGACCTGACCGACTCGCAGGTCCGGCGGGCGCTCCGCGAGCTCCGGCAGGACGGCCGCATCCTGCCGGCCGGAAAACGCGGAAACACGACCGGCTGGAGCTTCCCCGACGACGACTCGGAGGCTCGCAGCGCGGCGACGTCACCGGAAACGACGTCCCCCGAAGGGGGGCCGTCGGTTCCCGGTGGCCGGTCGGCCGAGCGGCTGACCGAGCCTGCGACCCCCACCGCACCCGTTGCCAGACCCGACGACGGCGAGCCGACCGGCGAGGAGGCGGCTGAGCTGCGGCGGCTCGGCCTCGCGCACTGCTACTCGATCCTCGACCACGTCTACGACGACCTGCTCGGCCAGCCCGACCTGCCCGCCGGCGAGTGCGGCGAATGCGACCAGGAGGCACGCCGCCGGTACCGGCTCGGCCGGTTCGCGCTCTGCCGCGACTGCCGCCTGCGCCGGCTGAGGGCGAAGCAGCAGCTCGAGGCGGCCGCGGCGGTGCTCGAGATCGACCTGCCCACGATCGAACCGGCACCGGAGCCGGTCGAGATCGCGGCTCTGCCCGACGCCGAGGTGGTGCTGCTCGAACGGGCCCGCGACCGGCGCAACGGCAACACGCCGAACCCGCTCTGGGACGACCCCGACTTCTGATGATGAAGCCCGAGCAGGCGAATGAATTCACGGACGGACTCGGCCAGGTCTTCGCTGGAGCGGTCCGCCTCGCCGGGCTCGCCGTCGAGCTCGACGTCCCGCAGGCGCTCGGGCTGACCCCGGAGGAGTGGGCGCAGCGGCGCCTCGCCGGGCATGTTCGTCTCAGCATCGCGGAGCGGCGCGCGGTCGTCGACGCGAACCCGGAGCGGTCGAGCCGCGAGCTCGGCGAGGCGCTCGGCGTCGACCACGCGACCATCGCCCGCGACCGGCAAGCCGTCGCAGATGCGACAGCGCCGACCCGCGACGAGCCGAGCGAGCAGGCCGCGCCCGTCGCAAATGCGACAGCGAATGGCCGTGACCGCTCGGCCCTGTTCACGTCCGAGACCGCCGAATGGTCGACGCCGCAGGATCTGTTCGACGAGCTCGACGCCGAACTCGGCTTCGACCTTGACGTCTGCGCGACCGCCGCCAACGCGAAGTGCGAGCGCTACTTCACAGAGGCCGACGACGGACTCACGCAGCGCTGGGTGGGCGCCTGCTGGATGAACCCGCCCTATGGCGACGCGATCGGCCGCTGGATCGCTAAGGCGTGGAGCTCGGCCGAGGAGGGCGCAACCGTCGCCTGTCTCGTCCCAGCGCGCGTCGACACCGGCTGGTGGTGGGACTACTGCCGACGCGGTGAGATCCGCTTCCTGCGCGGTCGCCTCAAGTTCGGCGGTGCCGAGGCCTCGGCGCCGTTCCCTTCGGCGCTCGTCGTCTTCCCGCGCGAGCCGTGCGTCCTCTGGTGGGAGCGATGAAGCCCGCGTTCCAAGTGGGCGACTGCTTCAAGCTCGCCGCGATCAAATTGCGCGTCGAGGCCGGCCGCCACGGGAACGGCGACCAAGTGCTCAGCCTACGGTCGCCCGGCGGTACCTGGGCGAAGCTGCCGATGGACCTCGGCGCGCTACAGGCCGACTTCTACGACCAGAACGAGCCGCGCCGCTATCGCTGGACGGGCGAGCACGAAGGCCGCTCGATGTATCCAAGCCTGCTCAACTGCGCCGTCGTCGAGGGCTGGCGCGAGGCGGTGCGGCGCAAGCTCGAGCCGTACCGCAAGCGGCCGCCGCCCGAGCGCGCCGTCGATCCGTGGAGCGACCCCGACTTTCTAAGCGAGGGAGGTACCAGCATGAGCACGACCGAACAGCAGCAGAAGTCGCAGGCGCTGATCCCGGCCCGCGACGACGCCGACATCCAACGCATCGCCCGGCTCGGCCAATGGCTCGCCGCCAGCGAGCAGCGCGACCCGACCCCCGCCGAACAGGGCGCCGCGGCCGCGCTCCGGCTCTGGCTCGCGCAGGAGCTCGGCCTCCCCCTGCGCGCCGCCTCCGAGCTGTCGATGGTGAAGGGCCGCCTCGTCGTCAGCGTGCAGCTACTGCGCGCGCTGGCGCGGCAGGCCGGCTACCGCGTCGAGCGGGTCGAGCTCGACGACGAGCACTGCACGGCGGCCGTGATCCGCGCCGACAACGGGGCCGAGCTCGGCCGCGCCACGTTCACGATCGACGACGCCCGCCGGGCGAACCTGATCAAAGACCGCGGTGCCTGGGAGACCTACCCACAACGGATGCTCTGGGCCCGGGCCGCAGGCTGGGCGATCAAAGACACGATCCCTGAGGTCGCGCTCGGCCTGGTGCTGCACGAGGAGGCCGACGAGATCCGGGGCGGCTACGGCGTGATCGACGCCGAGGCGATCCCCGTCGACGAGCTCCAAGCCGACGAGCTACCCGACGACGACGAGCCGCAGCCGGCACCGGAGGCGCAGCCGTGAGCGGCGGCCAGATCTTCGCGCTCGCCTGGCTGATCCTTGCCGCCCTGGTCGCGGTCGGCCTGCTCGCCTACCTCTACCTCGGACCGGGGTCGAGCCGGTGGTACCGGTGACCGGCTCCGACCTGGTCGTCCCGGTCACCGGCGAGCTCGTCCCCGCCGACGACCCGGCCGCGATCGCACGCGCGCTCGACCAGCTCGCCAGCTGGCAGCGCGCCCTCGCCGACTTCCGGCGCGCCCTCACCGGGCTGCTCGTCGAAGAGGCACAACGCCAGGGCACAAAAACGCTTCACCTGCAGGGGGCCGAGGTCACGCTCACGGGCGGGTCGAAACGCACCTGGGACGTCGACCGGCTGCTCGAGGAGCTCGCCGCCGCCGGGCTGCCACACGACCGGCTCGTCGACCTCGTCAAATGGACACCCAGAGTCAACGCGTCCGTGGCGCGGCAGCTGCGGGCCGCCAACCCGGAATACGCGCGCATCCTCGACGACGCGCAGAGCGAGGAGCCGGCGCCGTGGCGGGCGACCGTCGAGCTCGCCCCCGACCCGGCGCTGCCCGCCGGCCACGACGACGACGTCGTCGACGAATGAAGGGTCGCCTGCTCACCTGCACCTGCTGCCGCGGCCGGATCCTCGTCCACGAGCTGCCGGGCCCGTTCATCGACCCGAACCTGTACGTGTGCACGGACTGCCTGCGCCCCGTCGACGACCCGCAGGGCCGGCAGCTGGCGTTGGCCGAGGGGCGCGAGGAGACACGCGACTACGACCCGTCGATGGCCGAGATCCCGTACTGACCGTGGGCGCACCCGTCGACCTCGAGCTCGACCGGCGGCGCCGCCACCGCAGCGCCGCCGCCGACGGCTGGCGGCCACGCGAAACCTGCGGCTGCCAGCGGCCGGACCGGGTCGCGCTCGCCGGCGGCAACGGCTACCACCTCGCCAACATGTGCGGCCGTTGCCGACGCCGCCTCGGCCGACCGGGCATAGTCCGGCCGTGACCGGAATCCCGAACAGCGGCCGGCTCGAGGTGCAAGGGATCGTCTCCGCGCAGAGCGGCGAGCCCTTGGTGCAGTTCCGCCAGCTCGACGGCGACGGGAAGGTCGAGGCCGAATGGCAGGCCGGCGTCGCCGACGCGCGCGAATGCGCACAGCAGATCGTCGAGGCGGCGATGAACGCGACCTACGACGCCGCCCTGATCGCCTGGGCGAAAGAGACCTGGCCCGACGACGAGCTGATGGGCGCACGGATGCTGCAGCTGATCCGCGACTACCGCGCCGACTCCTGGGGCCTTCCCGACCAGCCCGAGGACTGGCGCACGTGAGCGACGCGCCGTCCTGCCCGGCCGGGCATCCGATGGTCGTCCGCGACCGCTTCCGCTTCGACCACGAACCCGGCGACACGCCCCGCGACAGCTTCCTGCTCGCCCGCTTCGCCGAGGCCGGCGTCGAGCTCGGCGCCGAGGTCACGCTCTACTACTGCGCCGCCTGCGACTACGCGCAGGCCGCGTTCGCCTACCCCGACCCCGGCGACGAAGCCGGCACGGCGACGCCCTAAGCTTCCCTGACATGAGCGGTGCCGCCACGGTCTGCGCCAGCGCCGGCTGCCCGAGACCAGCCGTGCGCCGAGGCCGCTGTGACCAGCACGCCCCGCCTGCCTGGCACGGCAACCGCGCACGACGGGAACGGCTCGGGCTCGCGTTGCCGATCCGTGTCCGCCGAGCGGTCCGCGCCGCCGCCGGCGACCGCTGCGCCCACTGCCGCCTCGACGTTCCCGCCGGCACCGGCGGCGTCGACCACGTCCATGCCGGCGACCCCGCCTCGCCGCTGCAACTCCTCTGCGACCGCTGCCACCAGGCGAAGACCCGCCTCGAGCAGGCGCGGCGGCGGAGGGGGCCCCTCCCCCCGGCGGCGGCGGCGAACCCCGACGGGGACACTCCCGGCGAGAAAGACCGCGCCCGCGCGCGCGAGGGGGGTGCCGAAATAGGCGCCCGGGCGCGCCCAGGGCGCCCAGGGCGGCCTGCGACCCTCGACCCCGGCCGGGACGTCGCCGGATCCGGCAGATGACCGCCCAGAGGCCCGGAGGCGACCGGATCCCGGCGACCCTGCGCGAGCTCGAGGTGCCGATCGGCGCGCTGAAGCCGTACCGGGCGAATCCGCGCCGCGGCGACCTGGAGGCGATCAAGGCGTCGCTGGAGGCGCACGGCCAGTACCGGCCGGTCGTCGCGCGCAAGGGCAGCGGCGAGGTGCTGGCCGGCAATCACACGCTCGCCGCGGCGCGCGAGCTGGGATGGGAGTCGCTGGCGGCGACGTTCGTGGAGGTCGACGACGACCAGGCGGCCCGGATTGTGCTGGTCGACAACCGGACGGCCGACCTCGCCGGCTACGACGACCAGGCGCTCGCCGACCTGCTCGCGGCGATCCCGGATCTCGAAGGGACGGCGTGGCGGCAGGCGGAGCTCGACCAGCTGCTCGACCGGCTCGCCGACCAGGGTGACGCCGGCCGGGACACGGAGCCTGGTGAGCGGCCGGCGAAACCGGCCGCCAGGCCGGGCGATCTGTGGCGGCTCGGCGAGCACCGGCTGGTCTGCGGCGACTCGACCGACGCGGCGACGGTCGCCCGGCTGTTCGCCGGCGGCGAGCAGGCGGAGATGGTGTGGACCGATCCGCCCTACGGCGTCGACTACCACGCGCCGACGGCGCGCCGGCCACCCGGCCAGTACGGGCTCAACCGGGCAGGGGGCGCCAGCTTCCTGAACGACCACCGTGACCACGAGCGGCTGCACGCGCTGCTGCTCGGGGCGCTGCGGCTGGCGCACGAGCACACGAAGGCGGGCGGCGCGATCTACGTCGCCCATTCCGACGTCGCCTACACGCACGGCGGCTCCGTGTTCCGGTCGGCGCTGCTCGACGCCGGCTGGGACCTGCGGCAGGTCGTCGTCTGGGTCAAGAACTCGTTCGTGCTCTCCAGGCAGGACTACCACTGGCAGCACGAGCCGATCCTGTACGGCTGGAAGCCGGGTGCCGGTCACCGCTGGCGCGGAGGCCTCGACCGGGCGACGGTGGTCGACGACGACGTCGACCCGACGAAGCTGGACAAGCGGCAGTTGGTCGCGCTGGTGCGGCAGTTGCAGAACGAGCGCGGCACGACCGTTGTCCGGGAGGACAAGCCGCACCGCAACGACCTGCACCCGACGATGAAGCCGGTCGCGCTGGTCGCCCGGCAGGTCGCCAACTCGAGCCTGCGCGGCGAGATCGTCTACGAGCCGTTCGGCGGGTCCGGGACGACCCTGATCGCGGCCGAGAACCTCGGCCGCCGCTGCCGGCTGGTCGAGCTCGACCCTGGCTACTGCGAGGTGATCGTCGACCGCTGGCAGCGACACACAGGCCAGACGGCGAAACGGGAGCCGAGGCGCAAGCGTGCCGCCTAGGAAACGCGTCGGCAGGCCGACCGCGCTCACTCCGGAGCTCGCCGAGCGGCTGGTCGAGCTGCTGCGCGCCGGGTCGCATCCCGACGTCGCCTGCAAGGTCGTCGGGATCGGGCGGCGCACCTACTACCGCTGGCTCGCCCGCGGCCAATCGAACCGGGCCCGCGACCGCCCCTACGCCGACCTGCGCGACCGGATCGGGCAGGCGCGCGCCGAGGCCGAAGCCCGGGCGGTCGCGCAGATCGCCAGGGCGGGCGCCGACGACTGGCGCGCCGCCGCCTGGTTCCTCGAGCGTGGCTTCCCCGACCGCTGGGGCCGGCCGGCCGAACGGGAGCGGCTGATCGAGATCCCGGCGCCGGCCGAGCCGGCGCCCGCCGAGGACCCGTTCGCCGAGGTCGACGAGCTCGCAGCGCGCCGCCGCACGAGCGGTGGCCCGTAGCGACCTGCCGGCGTTCCGGCGCTTCTGCGCCGCGCTGCGGATCGAGCAGGGCGGCCCGATGCTGCTCGAACCGTTCCAGCTCGCCATGCTCCGCGACTACTTCGCCGGCGCCCGCGAGACGCTGATCCTGCTCGCCAAGAAGAACTACAAGACGACGACCCTGGCCGCGCTCGCGCTCTTCCACCTGCTGGTGACCGAGGACGCCGAGTGCGTGGTCGGCGCCACCTCGCGCGAGCAGGCCGGGATCATGTACGACCAGGCGCACGGCTTCGTGCGCCGCTCCCCCGGCCTCGAGGAGCGCGTCTCGGTCAAGCGCGGCTACCGGGAGATCCGCTCGCGCCGTGACGCGGGCCGGATCCGTGTGCTGGCCGCCGACGCCGACACCGCCGACGGCGTGATCCCGACCCTCGCCCTCGTCGACGAGCTGCACCGCGCACGGTCGGCCGGCCTCTACGCCGTGTTCCGTGACGGGCTCGGCCCCCGCGACGGGCAGATGCTGACGATCTCGACCGCCGGCGACCACGAGCTCTCCCCGCTCGGCCAGATGCGCACCGCCGCGCGCAACCTGCCCGACCGCCGCCGCCGCGGCCGCCACCTGCACGCCCGCTCGAGCGACGGCAGCTACGCCTACCACGAGTGGGCGCTCGACGACGACGACGACGAGCACGACATGCGCACGGTCAAGCTGGCGAACCCGGCCGCGATGCAGACGCTGGAGCTGCTGGCCGAGCGGCACGCGTCCCCGTCGACGCAGCCGTGGCAGTGGGCCCGGTTCGCGTGCAACAAGTGGGTGTCGGCGGAGGCGTGGTGGCTCGACCCGGACCGCTGGCGCGCCGCTGCCACCAGCGCACGCCTCGAGGATCATGATCGGATCACAATCGGCTTCGACGGCGCCCGCCGCGGCGACGCGACCGCCCTGATCGGCTGCCGGGTCGACGACGGGCTGATCCAGCCGCTCGCCGTGTGGGAGCCGCCCGTCGACGACCAGGGCCGGCCGCTGCCCGAATGGGAGACGCCCGCCGGCGAGGTCGACGCCGCGATCGCCGACGCGTTCGACCGCTACACCGTGGTGCGCGGCTACTTCGATCCGCCGCTGTGGCAGTCCGAGGTTGACGAGTGGGCGCGCACCTACGGCGACGAGGTCGTGTTCCGGTTCTCGACCGCGCGCACGAGGATGATGGCGGCGACCGAGCGGTTCCGGACCGACATGCCGGCGCACACAGGCGACGAGCTGCTGACCCGGCACGCGCTGAACGCGCAGGTCCGGGAGGTCAGGGGCGGCTACTGGCTGGCGAAGGGTGGCGCCGACTCGCCGAACAAGATCGACGCCGCGGTCGCCGCCGTGCTCGCCTACGAGGCGCGCTGCGACGCGCTGGCCGAGGCCGAGCAGGAGCGGCCACGGCAGCTGCTCACGTTCTGACACAGGCGCCGACCGGGAATCTACGATCCAGCACGACCACCCCGACCCCGCGACCAGGGAGGACCCGTGAGCGACCAGGAGACGACCGAGCCGGCCGAGCAGCCGGAGGCGGAGAACGAGCAGGCCGACCCGGCCGAGGCCGGCCTCTCAGACGACGAGCTCGCCGCCGAGCGCCGCGGCGAGGGCGAGGAGGAGGCGTGACCTACAGCATCTCGATCAACGGGCACAAGCAGACCTCGGGCGAGGAGGAGTCGCGCGCGTTCGAGCACGAGATCGCCGAGGCGGCGGCGGAGTTCGTCTCCGCGCTCGAGGGCGTCACCGCCGCCTCGTTCAGCGGCGGCACGGTGGGTACGCGCGACCTGCTCGCGCCGGCGGCGGCCGAGGAGGCCTAAGCGGCGATGGCGCCGCTGAGGGCACGGCGGCGCAAGCGGCTGCCACGGTCGGCGTTCGCCTACCCGGCGACCCGCCGCTACCCGATCGACACGCTCGCGCGGGCCCGGAACGCGCTCGCGCGGGCGGCGCAGCCGCAGACCAGGGGCAGCTACCAGCACGTCGCCCGTGCCGTCCGCAAGCGCTACGGCGACCGGGTCGCCTCGGTCGGGCCGCGCAAGGGCGTCCTCTCCCGGCCGGGCACGAGAAAGAGGCGCTCGAGCGGCCGCCGGCGTGCCGGCGGCCGCAAGCGCACGCGCAGGCGTTAGCCGCGACGGACGAGCTTCAAGGCCGTCGCCTTCGAGACGCCGGCCGCCTCGCCGATCGCGCGCAGCGACGCACCCTCGGCGGCGGCGGCGGCCGCGCCGGCGGCGAGCTGCGCCTCCGCCGCCTCGAGCGCGGCACGCCGCCACGCGACCGCGGCCGCGAGCCGGACGAGCCGGCGGCGCTGGTCGCGCGTCAGCTCGGCAGGAGGCCGACCGCCGACGCTCACAGCTGCTCGCCCCCGTGAAACCAGCAGGCCGGATCGCGCTCGACGAGGCCGCCGCCGCCGATGCCCCAGACGCATGAGCACTTCGGCCGCCAGCCGCAGAAGCGGCAGCGCGGGCCCGGGTTGTCGTCGGCGTAGTCCATGACCGCGAGTCGCCGGTCGCAGGACCGGCAGGCGAGGCGCGTGGCCCGTGCGCGCATGGTCGCTCGGGCCTTCGCGGTCGCCGCCTGGCCGCCCGGACGTTCGCGCGCCATCAGGCCTCCCCCCACGACCCGGCCGTGCCGGGCGGACGGCCGGCCTCGGCAGGCGCGTCGTCGAACGAATAGGCGTGCTCGCAGTCGGGCGGGCACGCGCCCGCCTCGTGCACCTCGCACAGGGTCGCCATCACGCCGGCGCCGGCGACCTCGCCGGCCGCCGCGCGCAGAACGCCGGCGACCTCGCGCAGGCGGTCGACGTCAACGTGCTCGCCCTCGTCGATACCGGCGAGCAACTCGCAGGCGTCGGCGGCGTCGGCGGTCGCGCGCGCGTCGGGCCGCGGCCGCTTGTCCTCGCCGAAGTACAGGGTCGAGACGGCGTCGACGACACGCTGGCGCGCGTCGAGGCGAGCCTCGACCGGGCGGTCCTCGCCGGCGACCTGCGCCGCCAACAGCGCGTGCCGCCAGAGCGCCTCGGCGAGGTCACGGTCCTCGCCGAACCCGGGCAAGTGGAGACGGTCGAGATCGGCCTCGATCGCGTCGACGTCGGCCGACCGCAGCGACACGTCGGACCCGCCGGCCTCGACCATGACCGGGACGTCGACCGGCTGCAGATGGCCGAAGGCCGGCTCGCTCGAAGCGGTCGTCGCCGGCGGCTCGACGCCGGCCGGTGGCTCCGGGTCGCCGCGCAGCGCGTAGTCGGCCGGATGGCCGACCGCCAGATCGGTCAAAGCGGTCGGCGCCGGCGGAGCCGGCGCGCGCCGGACCTCGGCCTGGTCGCGCCAGACCTCACGACCGTCGGCCAGCGCGACCCGGTACCGCGGCGGCCAGCCCCGGAAGGCCGGCTCGATCTCGGTCACCGCGCAGATGCCGTGGCCGACCACGCACACGCGGTCGCCGACGGCGAAACGGGAATCGGACTGGGACATGGAAACCTCCTTGCTGGACAAAACGAACACGACCACCACGGTACCAGCAATCGGACACGACCGAAACCGAAACCGGCGCTCTTCACAAACTCTTAGCGGCCGGCGCCGGCCGGGGCCGGCGGTCGACGCCGACACGCGCCCGCTCTACCATTCACGGCGTGAGCGTCCTCGTGCCCGAGCCGACGGCCGCCGACCTCGACGAGCTCGACGAGCTGCAACTACTCGAGGCGCAGCGCGATCGGCTGCTCGCCCGGCTCCGGCTGCAGCGCGAGCATGGCCTCGACATGTACGCCTGGTACGAGGCGACCCAGGAGCCGCCCGGGCAGCCGATCGACCCGTCGTTCGGCTACGGCACCGCGTTCGTCCGGCTGCGCGAGATGGCCCGCGGCGCCTGGGCGCGCCTGGTCGTCGACACGATCGCCGAGCGGCTCGCCGTCCAGGGTGTCCGCTCGACGGTCGGCGAACAGGCCGACCGGCAGGCGTGGGAGCTGCTGCAGGCCAACCGGATCGACGCCGACCAGGCCGACGTCCACCGCGAAGCGTTCATCATGGGCGTCAGCTACGTGTCGGTCGCCGGCTCAGGCGAGAACGTGCGGCTGACCCCGGAGACGGCGCTCGAGGTCACGCACGAGCACGAACCCGGCGACCGCCGCTCGGTCGCCGCGGCGCTCAAGGTCTATCCGGTCGACCGCACCGTGTGGGCGGCCGAGCTCTACACCCCGGCCAGGGTCGCCGTCTGGACCGCCGAATACCGCGACGCGGAGCGCTCCCCGTTCTCCGAGCGCGCCCGGCCAGTGTGGGACGACGAGCCCGCCGTCAGCTCGAACACGCTCGGCGTCGTCCCGTTCGTGCCGTTCGAGAACAGGCCGACCGCGGCGACCGCCGGCGAATCGGAGTTGCGCGAGCTGGTGCCGATCATGCAGCGCATCCAGGAGCTCGAATTGGCGAAGCTGGTCGCCGCGCACACGGCCGTGTTCCGGCAGAAGTGGGCGACCGGGCTCGAGGTGCCACGCGACCCGGAAACCGGCCGGCCGGTCGAGCCGTTCAAACAGTCGGTCACCAGGCTCTGGGTCTCGGAGGACGACAAGACGAGGTTCGGCACGTTCGAGGCGACCGAGATCGCCCAGTACCTGCGCGCGATCGACGCCGAGATCGCCGAGCTGGCCGCGATCAGCCGCGTCCCGTCCTACTACCTGGTGCAGACCGAGCTTGCGAACCCGCCGTCGGCGGAATCGCTGATCGCGGCCGAGGCCGGCCTCGTAGCGAAGTGCGTCGACCGGATCGGGTCGCTCGGCGAGTCGTGGGAGCAGGTCGTCCGGATCGGGGCGCGCGCGGCCGGCGCCGACGAGCTCGCCGGCGACGTCGGCCTCGAATCGGTGTGGCGCTCACCCGAGCGGCGCAACCCGGCCGTGCTCGCTGACGCGGCGACGAAGATGCAGGCGGTCGGGATCCCGCGCTCGGAGCTGTGGGCGTTCCTCGGCTACAGCCCGCAGGCGATCGACCGGATGCGCGTCGAGGCCGCCGGCGAGCAGCTGGCAGCGGCCGCGCTCGCGCCGACGCCGGCGACGCCGTGAGGATCCTGCTCGCCCCGTACCTGCTGCTGAAGCGGGCGTGGCTGCGCAGGCGGCTGCGGCGCCTCGAGCACGGCCGGTGACGCCGCTCGACGAGCGGCACCGGCTCGCGCAGCGGCTGCTCAGCGCCCAGGTCGACCGGGCGCTCGCCGGCCTCGTCGACCAGCTGGACACGCTGTCGGAGGCGGAGCTCGCCGCCTACCATGACGCCGCCTACCCGATCGTCGCCGGCGGCCAACGGCAGGCCGCCACCTACGGCGCCGGCTACGGGCTCGAGCTCACCCGGCAACCCGGCGTCCAGCCGACCGCGCTCGAGCTCGCCGGCGCGCTCCAGCGCTCCGGCGTGATGGTCACCCCGGAGAGCCGGTCGCTGGTCGCCCCGGTGCTGCGCACGCGCCGGCTGGTGAACGAGGGCGCGACGCTCGGCGAGGCGAAACAGCAGGCCGCCACCTACGCCGCCGAGCTCGCCTCCGGCGACCTGAACGCGGCGCAGCGGGTCGGGATCGACGAGGGCGCAGCAGCCGGTGGCGCCGACGTCGCCGGCTACCGCAAAGAGACCGGCGGCGACGCGTGCGACTGGTGCCGGGGGGTCGCCGACGACCGCCTCTACAGCTCGGCCGACTCGGTCCCGTTCCATGCGCACGACCGCTGCTCGGTGTCGGTCGTCCTCGACCGCGACCGGCCACCAGCGGCGGGCGACGCCGACATTCCGTTCTGACCCGTCCGGGGGCTGCTTCTACACTTCGGCTGGTGGCCAGGGGCTTCGAGGCCTCGCCCCTGGGCACCTCGTCGAATCCGACCGATCGGAGGCCTCACCATGACCGAGCCGACCCCGGAGCCGCAGCCGCCAGACGGCGACGACCAGGAGCTCGGGCCGCCGCCGCCGCTGCCACCTGACGCCGACCAGCCACCCCCCGGCGACGGCGACGAGGACGAGACGCGATGACGGCCGCGGGCCCGGCGTTCTACCGTGACCTGTGGGGGCCGGCATATGACCCGCACGACCGCTACCCGATGAGCGGCGACGACGTCGTCGCGGTCAAGCGCGTCCTCTCGAGGGCCGGGTATCTGCCGTGGACGCAGTTCACGAACACGTACGGCCCCGACACGGAGAAGGCGTGTGCCGCCTTCCAGGCCGACGTCGGCATCCGCGGCGACGGCGGCGGCCCGCCCCGGGGCCACTACGGCTCCAAAACGCACGAGGAGCTGCGCGCGGCGTTGCGCGCGGGCGGGTCGGGCGAGTGGGCGTGGGACGACTACTCGACCCAGCTTTACCGGCAGGCGATCGTCCCCAACACGCCCCCGTCGTTCGCGTTCGCGCGCGACCTCTGGGGCCCCGGCTACGACCCGCACGAGCGCTATCCGATGAGCGGCGACGACTGCCTGGCGGTCAAGCGGGCGCTCTCACGGGCCGGCTTCATCGGCTGGCAGCAGTTCACGAACGTGTACGGCACGCAGGCCGAGGACGGCTGCCGGGCGTTCCAGCAGGCGGTCGGGATCAAAGGCGACGGCGGCGGCCCGCCCCGCGGCCACTACGGCGCCTCGACGCACAAGAAGCTGCTGCAGGCGAAGGCCGCCAACAAGGATCACCAGTGGGCGTTCGACGACTACTCGATCCAGCTCTACAAGGGCTACCGGGCGCCGTCCGCGCCAACGGGGTCGAAGCGCGACACGATCGTCTCGACCGCCAAGCTCGGCGTCTCGAAGGCCCCCCAGATCCACTACACCCAGGACTCCAGGCGCATGCAGGGCGTCCGTGAGCAGATCCGCCCCCAGGCGGTGCCCAGCTGGGAGGACTGCTCGAGCTTCGCCACCTGGACCTACTGGGTGGCCGGCGCCCCCGACCCGAACGGCCGCGGCTACGACGGCTACGGGTACACCGGCACCCTCGTCGAGAACGGGAAGCGGATCCCGGTCGGCTCGGCGCAGCCGGGCGACCTGATCTTCTACGGCACCGGCTGGGGATCGACCAGCCACGTCGTCATCTGCATCGGCGGCGGCCGCTGCGTCAGCCACGGCTCCGAAGGCGGCCCCTACAACTCCGACATCTACTACCGGGCCGACATCGTCGGCGCGATCAGCTACCTGTGACCGACGAGCGCCGGGGCGAGCTGGGGCAGGCGCTCGGCTGGGTGGCGATCCTGCTCGCGATCGGGCTCGCGACCGCGCTGAACATGATCACGTTCGCCGTCCTGTATGTCGCCGTGTTCGGAAGCTCGGACGTCCCCGGCGGCCTGTCCGAGAACGCGACCCAGGTGCTGACCGGATGGGGCGGCGGGATCGTCGGCATCCTCGGCGCGTTCGTCGGCTACCGGCTCGGCGCCACGTCACGCAGTAGCGTTCCCGGAACCGACGAGGAGGCTTTCGATGGCTAACGACGACGACCGCCACGACGACCAGCACGACGACGACGACCAGCACGACGACGACGACGACCGCGACGGCGGCGACGGCGGCGACCAGGGGCCCGCGACGCTCGAGGCGGCCCGCGACCGGATCGGCGTCCTCGACCGCGAGCTGGCCGAGACGAGACGCGAGTCGATCAAGCGCCGCGACCGGATCAAGAAACTCGAAGGGGAGCTCGCCAAGCTGCGCGAGCAGGGGATGGGTGACCAGGAGCGCGCCGTCGAGCAGGCCCGCCGCGAGGAGCGCGAGAAGCTCGAGGGTGAGCATCGCGCCGACCGTGTCCGCTCGGCCGTGCTGCTGGCGGCGGCGACGAAGCTGCGCGACCCGCAGGACGCCGTCCGCTACATCGACCTCGCGGAGCTCGCCGAGCACGACGACGGCCAGCTCGACAAGCAGGCGGCGAAGGCCGTCGACGAGCTCGTCGCCGACAAGGACTACCTGGCCGCCGACGGCGACGAGGGGCAGTCCGGGGCGCGCTCACCGGGCCCCCGGAGCCGGCAGCCGGCCGGGTCGAGGCAGTCGAGCTCCGACGTCAACGCGCGCATCCGCAAGAGCCTCCGCCGCTGACTCGGTAGCGGCGTCCGGCTGGCGGCGCTAACCTCCCTGCCGAGGCGCCGCTCGGAGCGGCGCCGGGCAACCCGCTCGAGGCGGGCCGATGATTCGGGCGCTCGGGGCGCCGGTCGGACATATCGATCCGACCGAGAGGAGCCCCGCAATGGCAACTGACTACGACGCGCTGACCACGCGCGAGGTGACCGAGTTCTTCGCGGCGATCAGGACGCAGTCGGTCGTGCTCCGGCTCGCCAACGTGCAGCGGATGAGCGCCGGCCAGGAGTCGCTGCCGGTCGTCTCGTTCCTGCCCGTGGCCGGCTTCACGAACGCCCGCTTCGGCGGCCGCAAGCCGGCGACCAAGATCGAATGGTCGGCGGAGGCGGTCGTGCCGCGCGAGATCGCGTGCACGTTCGCCATCCCCAGGGCGTGGGTCGACGACGCCGGCTTCGACGTCTGGGGGCAGGCGAGGCCGCTGGCCGCCGACGCGATCGCGCGCGTCCTCGACGCCGCGGCCCTGTTCGGCACGAACGCACCCCCGGAGTTCCCGCCGAACGGCGTCGCCGGCGCCGGCGTCCCGCTCGCCGGCACGGACGCGCTCGACGCGATCGACAAGGGCATGGCCGCGGTCGAGGCCGGCGGTCTGCTGCCGGACGGGATCGCGTCCGGGACCGCGATCGGGTCGGCGCTGCGGCAGGAGTACCGGGCGCAGGGGGCGCTGCCCTCCGAGACCCCGGCACCGTCGATCTACGGGCTGCCGGTCGTGACGACCCCGGTCTGGGAGGCCGACGAGGGCGACGCGATCGTCGCCGACTGGACGAAGCTGCTGGTCGGGATCCGGGAGGACGTCACCTACGACACGTCGGAGGACGCGATCCTGCAGGACCCGGCGGGCGTGATCATCGCCAACGCGTTCCAGGAGAACCTGGTCGCCATGCGCGTCTACATGCGCGTGGGCGTGGCGGTCGGCACGCCGGTCAAGCCGGACAACACGCCGGCCGACGCGTTCGTGGCGGTCGACTGGACACCATGACCAGCGAGGCTGACCTCGAGCGGCTGACCCGCGACGAGCTGAACGCCCGCGCGGCCGGGCTCGGCATCGACGCCGCCGGGCTGCCGAACAAGGCGGCGGTCGTGGCGGCGATCGCCCGGGCCGAGCAGGCCACCGGCGGCGGGCCCGCGTCGAGAACGGCACGGACGGCGGCACGCGCGCGGCTGCTCCGCATCCGCCGTCGAAGGGGCCGGCTCTGATCGAGTCGGCCCCTCGCGCCCTGCCGCCGCCGGCGATCCCGCCCGAGGACGTCCAGGCGGTGCTGCCCGGGCTGACCCCGGAGCAGGCGACCCTGGCCGCGCAGCTGGCGACCGTCGCCGTGCAGGCGGCGCTGTGGCCGGCCGCGATCCCGTCGCCGACGCCGGAGCCGATCTACGCCGTGCTGCTCTCGGCCAGCGTCCGGTTCGGGCAGGCGATCCTGCAGGGCACGACGCTGCCGGTCGTCTCCGAGTCGCTCGGCTCCTACTCCTACCGGCTCGCCGCGCCGGCGACGCTCGGCGCCGGCTTCGGGCTGACCGAGGCCGAGCTCGAAACGCTCGACCCCTGGATCGCGCGCGACTCCGCCTACGACCTCTCCACGGCCGGCCCCCCGGTCGTGTGGCCG